GCTTTCCGGCAATTTTCTGTTTTCCGGCCGACCCCACCCCCCCCGGCGTCAGACCAGGCCCTTCCGGCCCTGCTCGGCCCGCGTCTTCCGCCCGTGGCAGGCCTCGCACAGCGTCTGCAGGTTGCCGGCCGCGTCCGTCCCCCCGTCCTCGAGCGGGACGATGTGGTCGACGTGGGCCTTCCGGCCGTAGACGACACGCTGGCAGGCCTGGCACCGATAGGCGTCGCGGATCAGGATCCGCTCCCGCTTCGCCCGCCACTCGGCAGAGACGTAATGCGCCCGCTCCTTCGTGTGAGTGTGCCGCATCCGGGGAGGCCGCCAGCGTTCGACGCGGTCGGGCATGTCAGGCCTCGGGCGGATCGGGCGGCAGCATCGCCACGGCATCTGCCCACGGAATGACTTCAACGCTCGCCAGGAGCACGGCCTGGTCGGCCGCTTCCCACATCCCCTGTAGCAAGCCTCCCGGCCCCACCTCTGTCAGCACGTCGCCGCAGAGCATGAGGCGGCCGTCGGTCAGAACGCGAGGCATCGGCACGCAGTTGGTGGTGCCGTGTTCCGCGTGGAGTTCCGCGAGCCTCGCGGCGAGTTGCGGCGTGAAGACCAGCGCCAGTTGCTTGGCGTCGGCGTCACTGATCGGGAGCGTGAGGTCGGAGAGGGTCACGCCGTCCTCCCGATTGCAGACCGGAAGGCGGCCAATGCCGATTCGTAAGCTGCGACTTGCGCTGCTGTCATTGCAGCACCGATTGAGTAATGGCGATGACCCAAGAGAGCGCTATCGCCAATGATCGTTCCAGCGTTATTGACGCGGCCGACAGTGAATGCGTTCGCGTGGCTCAGAATGCCTGTGACGCTTGTTGCAAGCGTGGTGTCAGCAGATCCGTTCTTATAAATCACCAATGCTGTTGCCGACGTTCTAGACACTACCCAAGAGGCACTAAGCTGAACGCCAGTAGGCAGATTGCTGGAGTTTAAGGAGTTGGTTCGACCAAGCGAGACTCCTAGAAGTCCGACTGAGGCGGTCCTAGTAGTCAAGACTATCTGAAATCTGTCTGCCGCGCTGTTTGCGCCAAGCGGGCGTGGGTCAAGATCGGCCGACGCTGTCGGGCCGTGAGAAACTGCTAAGTGCATAGCCTGCACATCGGCCAGTGCCATGCTGTTTGGGCTGAGGCCAGTATTGAGATACTTCCCGCCTGCTGCGGTTGTGGTCAGACCAGTCGTCTCGCTGTAGTCACCGCTGACGAAGTTCGTATTCGTATCCGTCACCCCGCCTAACTGCGTCCCGCCCAGCGACTGCCCGCGATACAGCGGCACAAGGCACGCGGCCAAGCCGGTGCCGCAAAATAGATTCAGCCGATAGAAACGGTCGCGGATGTTCGCCCTATCGACCGCGTCGCAGAACGTCGACACGGCCCGGAGCGTTGACTGCGAGACGGAGCCGCCATTCGTCACCACTCGCCGCGCCCAGTCGAGCGCGTCGTGATGAACGCGGGGCCTCGACAGGGCCATGAAGCGACGACTCACAGAATCCTCCAGCGCGAGATCGCCGTCGAGTAGGTGAGCGTGACCGAGCCGCCGTCGGCCAGGAGGACGATGTCGGCACCGGTGACGCTGCGGAACCGGTTGGCCGCCGTGCTCGAGGCGCTCTCGTGCTTGAGCGTGATAGCGGAGCCGCCCGAGGCGTTGACGTTGATTACCAGCCGCATCGCCCCGTCGACGCTGGGGGCGACCAGGCCTGTGATGTCGATCGCGGTCGAGCTCGACAGCCGCAGGATGTCGCAGGCACCGGGGGCGTAGTTATTCTGGCCTGCCGATAAGCTGGAAGGCGTGACGATCACCGGTTCGATCGCGTCGGCTCCGCCAGTTTGGTGCCGGCTGGCGTGGGCGAGATCCCGGATGCCGCCGAGCGTGATCTTTTCGGTCGTCGTGCCGGCGGCGTTCGTGGCCGGGACGACAGCGTTCGCGGCCGCCGTGCCCGAGGGGAGCTGGCTGATCTTCACGTCGGGCATGGGTCACTGCTCCGTTCGAAGGATTGCGCCGGATTCGGCCGTGAGTTGGTTTCCGTTCTCGGCGAGGATCGAGTTCGGCGAGGCCGGCGTCCGCCGTAGCTGCTTGCGGAGCAGCGACAGGATCCGCAGATTGCGGATCGGGCCGCGTCGCGGTGGCGGTACTCGTGGCATGGTCAGAGTGTCCCCGGCTCGTCGGCGTCGGCGAAGTTGGCCCGCCAGCCAGGGTTCCACCGCTCGGCGAGCGTCGCCTCGTCCCAGGTCTCGCGCAGGGCCGCAGCTCGGGCGTAGATCTCCTGGATCGGAAGGTCCTCGAACTGGTTCGGCCCGCCGCCTCGGCCCTGGCCGACCCGCAGATCGACGAGCTGGTCGTAGAGTCGCGTCTTCAGCCGCCGATAGGAGATCCCCGCGGCGTCCGCCGCCTGGGCGTGGGTCGAGCCGGCGGCCAGGAGCCGACGGATAAGCATCTCCTGTTTTCGCGTCAGTAGCTGCCGCCCGTCGCCGGCCACGTCACAGCCTCCGGATCGTGACCTTCGTCGCCGGGGCCTCGCCGGGCACGGCGTAACGCTTGAGGACCCGGCCGTCGACAACGAGCTCGTCGTCCGCCCAGATGGCCGCCGAGTCGGTGATCGCGTCGCAGACGCCCTTCCCGAGGTTGTCCCAGTCGCACCGAGGCGGGATCGCCGGGGCCGACTTGGTGAGCGTCCCGCTCTTGGTCAGGTGGGACGGTGGCCGGCCGAAGATGCACTCGACGACCAGGCCGACGGGCCCGTCGATCACCGGCTGGCGGCCGCCGGCGACCTTCGCGGCCAGCACGACCGCCTGCCGGTAGGCGTGGATCGGATGGTGGGCCGGCGTGTAGGCCCGGCCCTTGCCGCCCCAGGTCGAGATCCTGGGCCTGGGCTGGGGCACGGGCTGGCCCGAGACGGTGAAGGTGATCGCATCCATGCGACCGCCGACGGTATGGCAGACTCGCTACCAGTCCAGCGTCAGCGGACGCCCTGGAGGGCGTGGGCGTAGGCGTCGATCTCGTCCCACTCGAGATCCTGCCAGTAGGCGACAGCGACGGCCTCGACGCGGTACGCGGCGGCTACCAGGTCGCGGAGCTCCTCGAGGTGGGTCGTCCGCCTGGCGGTAATCCCGCTCGACCAGGCCGCCCGGACGAACACGGTCTCGTGGTACTGGTCGACCCAGAGCTTCTCGGGGATGTCGTCGCGGTCGTCGCCGCGGAACGCGACGGCGGCCATCTCGGCGAGGTCCTGGCGGTCGATCTCGATCATGCGGCGACTCCCGCCGGCATTGTCCGGCGGCTGGACGACGGGGCGAAGTTGACGGTTACGCGCGGTGGTTCCCGCCTCGCGGTTCGCACGCGCCGCGTCGCCAGTTGGCCGCCTTCACCGCCGACGCCGTCTCGCTCTCGGCGGCTCGCTGCTCCAGGTGCTGCCGGCGGATCGCCGCGGCCTGCGGGGCGACCCACGGGGCCAGGTCGAGCCCAGCCGCGCTCGCGGCGTCCTCCTCGGGCGTCGCCTGGTCGATCTCGGGACGGTAGGTCATGCCGCGCCCTCCGCTCGGAGCTTCGCGGCCATCGCCCGCTTCGTCGCCTCGAACCGGGCCGCGTCGTCGCCCTGGAACGCCTGGGGCGGCGGGCGATCGTCGGGGCCACGGTAGCCGCCCGTGGGCCGCTGCTCGCGGGCGTTGTCGAACTGGCCTCCGAGGACCTTGTCGACGAAGCCCGGGGCCACGAGCTGCGGAAGCGTCACCGGGTCGCGGAAGTACTTGCACCGGGGCAGGGCCTCGATCGCCGCCAGGGCCTTGCCGAACCAGCCCTCCTCGGCCAGGCGGTCGGCGACCTTGTCCGGCGGGTCCGGCAGCTTCCAGGGCCGGCCCGTGCCGGCCGCCCAGGCCTTCCGCAGCGTCTCCCAGCCGGCGGGCCCATCCGGGGCCTGCTCGGGCTCCTCCGCGAGCGCAGCGACAACGGGGGAAGAAGAAGAATTTCTATCTCCTCTATCTCTTCTCTCTAGGGCGCGTGCCGTCCCGCGTGGGGGCGCGTCGCGCCCCGAGCGGGGGCGCGTAGCGCCCCCAGCCTTGTCGACCTGGTGGCGAACGGTCGAAAGGGCCCTGGATTTAGCGGCTTTTGAGAACCTGGCCTCCCATCCGGGGATGCCAATGGTCCCGTTTTCCGCGTCGATCACCAGCCAGCCGACCGCCTCGACCTCCCGCCAGAACTCCTCGTCGCCCCCGCACAGCCGAGCCAGGAGCCGGATCGACATCCGGGCCGTCCCGTCGGAGCTGTTGAGGGCCGCCCATCCCCAGAGCATCAGGAGCCGGCCGACGACCTGGTCCGCCTGCAGGCCGGTCCGGTCGACGAGCTCGAGGACCTCGGGCTTCTGGGGGAGGCATACGTCGTATGGGATCCACTCACCGGCCATGTGTCGCCCTCCCGTACCTCGTCTCAAGATTCCCCGTCGGCGAGACCGCCTCGCCGACCTCCGTCACCAGGCCCGCCCGACGCAGCTCGTGCATCCGCCGGGCGACCTGTTGTTCGTCCAGCCCGCACCGGGCCGCGATCTCGTCCTTCGTGCCGGGGCCTTCCGCCAGGGCCTCCAGGATCCGCCGGGCGTGACCGGCCGCGAACGCTCGCGACGCCTGGCCGGCGGCCTTTGAGGTCGGCGGATCGACGCGACGGGCCGCCGCAAACAGCGGCAGGGCCTCGATCGCCTCCATGCTCGTCCTGATCGCCATCGGTCCCTCCTTGTGTGGTGCCTCGTGTCGTGAGGCGGACGGTCGGCCCAGGTCTCGGGAGAGGAACCGCTCCTGGTTGCCGACATGCCGGTGATATGTCGCGTCGTCCGGCTCCGCTCTCCCCGTGGCCGAGATATGCAGCCACTGCGGCCGGGAGCGGCCTGGCGTGATTCAGTCTCCCCAGTTTCCAGACACGGGCGTCTCTCCTCGCGGGACCTGTCGGGCCGCGTCGACGAGCTCGTGGCCCCACCGCTCAAAGAACGCCGCCCGAGCGGCGTTCGCGTCGGCCTCGGGCCGCTGCCGCCGCATCGCCTCCATCGCCACGTCGTTCCGGATCATGGACGCGACGTGCCGATCCTTCGCCGTGCGGATCGCCTCGACTGCCTGTTCGGTCGTGAGCATGGTCGGGTCCTCAAAAGGGGATGTCGTCGTCTGGGATCGCCGGCGAGGCCGCGTCGGCCTTCTTGGTTGCCGTCCTCTTCGCGACCGGCTTCGCCGCAGCGGCCGCCTCCGCCGGTGCCGGCGAGAAGCCGCCGACGTTGACGTACGTCTTCCCGGCGTCCGTCGCCCGGTGGTAGACGCGGGCCGTGACCCGCCGGTCCTTCAGCGACTCGGGCGTCGCAGCCCTCCAGGCCGCGGCGTCCATCCCGAGGGCCTTCGCCAGCTCGGCCACCAGCCGCTTCGCCCAGTCGGCCCCGGCCGGCGGCTTAAACCAGACCAGGCCGTAGCGCCGGTCGTCGTGGGCCAGCTTCACGACCAGGCGGTCGCCGGTCTCCACCGAGTGGATCCGGAAGACGTGCTCGCCTTCCGGGACCTCGAGGTATTGAGGCTCCTCCGCCGCCGCCGGCACCATGTCGAAGAACTCGTCGATCACCCAGTCCATCAGACCGCTCCCTTCCTTGTGAGCCCCAGCCGGTCCGCATACGCGCGGATCGCGGCCAGGTGCTCGGTCGTGTAGTGCTTGTGCCCGTAGTGCTTCTCCGCCGGCGGCCCGGCCCGGAGGGCCTTCCGCACGTCGTAGGTCCCGAGGGCCGGGATCTCGGCCTGGACGGTCGCCCAGAGCTCCGACCACCGGATCCAGGTCCGCGGCTGGCTGTCGCCGCGCATCGCCGAGAACGCCGACCAGTCGCTCATGTCGCGGCCTCCTGCGGCTCGATCGCGTCGTGCCGCTTGCCGATCGCCGCCCGCAGGGCGTCGGCCTGGTCCGCGTCGAGCTCGCCGTCGCTCGCCAGCGTGTCGATCCGGTCGGCCATCTTCCCGAGGGTCCTCACGTCGGCCGCCTGGGCGATGTAGGCCGAGATCCGCTCGAAGAGCGGCAGCTCGTCGACGGCGGCCGGCTTCGCCGGGGCCGGCGGCGGGGCCTTCACGACGACCGAGGGCTTCGCCGGCTCGCCGTCGGCCAGCCAGGCGGCGAGCTCGCGGCCGAACCGCTCGTCGGGCTTCTCGAGGAGCTTGTCCTGGAACTTGCCCGTCCGGTCCTTGATCACGTTCGCGATGTGCTCGGTCGAGATCTCGACCAGGAGGTCGAACTCGTACTCGACGCCCTTGCCCTGCTCGGGGGCCAGGCCGACACGCTGGGGCGACTTCTTGCCGCGGCCGTCGTCGACGGTCGTCCACTCGGTCTTCGACCGCATCGTCGCCAGGACGTGGCCGGGGAAGGTGAGGATCGCCTGGACGAGCTTCCGCTGGAGCGGCGTCCCCTCGGACCAGGCCGACCAGGTGTTCCCGCGGTACTTGGCCTTCGCGAGCTTCTCGACCTCCTCTAGCAGCGTCTGCCACCCGTGCGACAGCGAGTCGATCACCAGGACCGCGTAGCCCTCGTCGGCCGCCAGCCGGATCGCGTCGACATAGCCCTGGATCGTCTGGTCCTCGAGCTCGAGCACGTCGAACGCGAACCGGTCCGAATACTTCGAGGCCGAGCCGCGTTCGGTGTCGATCACCGCGATCCGCCCGGCGTCGCCTGCCAGGCCGGTCGCCACCCGGAGACTCGTGAACGTCTTCCCGGCCCCGCTCGGGCCGAAGATCGCCGCCCGGAGTTTCGCCTGGGCCTTCGTCGCCTTCTTAAATCCTGCCATCACTCGCCCTCCCACTTGCGGACCGTTTCACGGTCGACCCAGCCCGCGCGGGCCAGCGTCGCCAGATCGCGAGCGGCCGGTCCGTCGACCGCTCGCGTCCTCGTGCATCCATGCCGGCCGGCCTCCCGCCGGCATCCGTCGCCGCGGCATCCGCCCCGGCGTTCGTCCCTGCGATTCAGCACCGTCGCCAGGCCCACGACGACGATCGCGACGGTCGCGGTCATGACGACCGCGGCCGCGACGATCAGCCACAGGCCGATCCACTGGGAGGTCGTCATCGCCAGACCTCCCCTGTGTCGTCGGTCATGTAGGACCAGGCGGCATCGCGAGCCGCCCGGGCCTGGAGCACCAACAGCGTGTTGAGCCCCGGCTTCACCCGGTCGATCTCCTCGAGCAGGGCGTCGAGGGCCCGCAGGGGCCGCCAGGCACAGCGCCCGAGGTGCCAGGCAAGGCGGCCCTGGGCGACGACCGGCAGGATGTTGGCCTGCCGGTGCGTCGACCGGTGGAGAGCGGAGTCGTTTCGAGACGCAGCGCGGGGCATCCTTGCCTCCAGTCAGAAGGGGAGCAGCTCGTCGGCCTCGACCTCGACTACGTCGTCGTCGGTCTCGATCAGGATCCGGCCCCGATGGAAGGCGACGACGCGACCGCCGTCGCTGCGTCCCGCGGGCCACGAGTCGCGGCGGTAGCGGACCTCGTCGCCCTTCGAGAGCGAGCGGCCGTAGAGATCCACCATCCCGGCAGCGGCCGCGTCGGCCTCCGTATCGCCCGGCATCCGTTCGCTGGCTTCCATGCCATAACTCCTTTTCGCCTTTTGAGGTCCTAAAAAAAGACCGGCTTACCCGGCCATCCCCGCGGACACGATCCGCAGGACAACGATCAACAGCTCGATCCACACCGTGGCGTCCATGACGTACCTCCATGTACTCGATGACCAGGCATCCGCCGTGTCATCCATGACGCGACGGGGAATCTAGTAGAGTTATCGCCTTTTGGTCAACAGCACTTAAACCAGAAAAAAGAAGCCGCGTTTTCGCGGGGGAAAGACCGCTGCTAGCGGTGCTAGAAGGCGTCGCGGATCTGCTTCGCCTGGTCGATCATGTCGGACAGCTCGCCCTTTGTGATCCGCCGGGGGATCGCGATCCCGAGGTCGCGGGCGAAGGCGAGCTGCCGCTCGGTCGGCTTGTCGTTCCGCCAGGCGTTCGGCCGTCGCGGCCAGGTGAACATCGCGGCGAAGCCGAAGACGCCGGCCATCGAGAAGAGCAGGGTCCGCGACTTGGCGTCGGTCGTCGCGATGATCGCGAACATGCCGGCGACGCCGATCAGGATCACCGCCGCGATCAGGCGGACGAGGTACCTCAGCGAGTCGAGCATGGCCGCCTCGGGTCAGGCGGCTCGGTTGCCCCTCGGTGGGCGACCGCCCCGCTTCTTTCTCGTCGCCCGGTTCTCCTTGGCGACGCGCTTCACCTGATCGAGATCATAGAGGACCACTCGGGGGGATTCCACCTTCGTCCAGAGGACGCCCTTCGATGCCAGCGTCCGGATGTAGGACGGGCCGCAGCCGAACTCCTTCGCGGCTTCGGTGGTCGTGCAGAGCTGCCGGCCGGTCTTGTCGACGATCATTGACATGGCCTCCGTTCTAGGTGTCGGCCCCGTCGAGTCAACGCAGGCAGCCGAACTTGCCTCACCGGAGGCGTCGACCATAGAGTCGAACGTCGCCGGTCAACTACACCCGGAAGGGCTCGAACCTTCAACCTTCGGTTCCGTAGACCGATGCTCTACAGGAACCGAAGCCGTAACGAAGGAAGCGATTCTGCGGGCGGTTTGACGCGGAGACCGAGGGGAAGGATGCTCCTCGCGATAGGCACCCGCGCGAGGGGCAACAGGCCCCCCGCGCGGGCCCACCAACGAGCCACAGCATGTTCCGCCAATGCGGCCCCGAGACGCTCGGGGCGTATGCCCGAGACTACGGTCTCCTCCGCGACCTGCGTCCGGAGACACTTCGCCAATACAAGATGGCGGCCGACCTCTTCGAGCGGTGGGCCGGCGGGCCCGTTCGCCTGGACCAGCTCGACGAGCGGAGCGTCTCCGAGTGGCTTCGCGACTACGCGGCGAAGGCGGCCCCGAATACGGTCCGCTCGAAGAAGGTCCAGGTCGTCGCCCTGTGGCGGGCCGCCGCCGAGGACGGCTTGTGTGATCCGCCGACCAGGCGGATCCGGGGCGTGAAGGTCCCGTGGCGGCCGCCGACGGCCTGGGATCACGACGAGGTCGAGCAGCTCCTGGCCGCGTGCCGGACTTTGAAACGCTGGCACCGCTGCGGACTCCGCCGGTCGGACTGGTTCGACCTCGCGGTCCGCGTCGCCTGGGACACGGGCCTGCGGTGGGGCGACTTGATCCGGCTCCCCGTCGGCACGATCCGGCCCGACGGTTCCGGGGCCTGGTGCCAGAGCAAGACCTCGCGGCCGGTCGTCTTCCGCCTGGCACCGTCGACGATGGAGGCCCTCCGGAAGTCGCTCGAGGTCGCCCCGCGGGATCTCGTCTGCCCGTGGCCGGCGAGCCACGAGACGTTCACCGACCAGGTCGAGCGGCTCGTGAAGAAGGCCGGCATCCGCGAGGGGACCTGGAAGTGGATCCGACGGGCGTCCTCGACCGACGTGGAGATCCAGCAGGCCGGGGCCGCGACGGCCCATCTGGGGCACGTCCCGGGCTCGCGGATCGCCGCCCAGTCCTACCTCGACCCTGCCATCCTGGGCCGTCAGGCCCCGACGCCGCGCGAGCTGCTCGTCGCAGCGTTGACGCGAGAAGATAGGAAAAACGCGGGGGGGGGGGCGTTCAAAGAACATGCCGCCGGATAGCGTGAGACGCGCCGGCTGATCACCGCGGCCCGTGCTCGACCTCGTGCTGCCGCAGGAGCTCGCGGGGCACCGTCCGCCGGATCGCCTCGGCGGCCTGGGCGACGTGGCCGGCGGTCACGCCCTGCGGCCGCCGGCAGCACGCGGCCACGCCCGCGAGCGTCGCCGCCCGGTGGACCGCGACCGGGGCGAGATCGTACTCGAGGTCCGCCCGGACGGGGCGGCCGTCCACGACATCCACGACGCGGCCCTGGTTGTGGTAGTTCATGACCTCGACGGCCGTCCCGGTGCCGATGCCCGTCAGCTTGACCAGGGCGGGGGCGTGGGCCTGGAGGCGACGCTGGCCGCAGACGAAGACCCAGGAGAGATCGAGGCCGGCCGTCCGGCAGAACTGCCGCATCGTCCGGCCCGTGCCGTGGAGGTCGACGAACAGCGTCCCCGGGGCGATCCGCTTGACGTATGTCAAATAGGAGGCCGACGGCCGGCGGAAGGTCTCGCGGCTAGCCCAGAAGTGGCACGTCTGGTCATCCGTGTAGAGGCTAGCGTAGGCCTCGCCGAGGAGCAGCGAGTCGCGCGAGACGAACGCGACGCGGGCCGGCCTGGCGGCCTCGACGTACTGCCGCACCAGGGCCGCCGCCGCCAGGACGAACGGCACGTTCGCCGCCGCGGCCCCGTCCCACCAGGCCGCCGCGGGCGAGCCGGGCTCGTGCGGATTCTGGAGGCGAGCCGCCCGGGCCGCCCCGGCGATCTCCCACGGGCCGGCCTTGTCGAGATCGGCCTCGGCCTTGGTCCACGCGCCGGCCGTGTAGCGGCGGGCCTCCAGGCCTGCGGCCTTCGCCTGGGAGACATCGCTCCGCGGGTTGTCGCCGACGTGGAGCGTGATCCCGCGAGCCGAGGGCGAACGCCAGTAGCGGCCGGTCCACTTCCCGTCCCAGCTCGCCGCGATGTCGAGCCCGCCGGGGAGCCCGATCTTCGCGGCGAGGTGCTGGACCTGGTCGGCCGCGAAGTAGGTGTCGGTGATGATCCGGTCCGTCGGCCGGAACTGCCGGACGTTCTCCACGATCGGGAAGCCGCAGTCTCCCTCGGCCTGCTCCTCGAGGTGCCGCAGCTCGTCGACGCGGTCCAGGCTCCAGCCCGTGATCTCGTGGAGCGAGTTGAAGATCCCCGTCCAGGTCTTGTCGCTGGCGATCTCCGCGGCCTGGCGGACCTTGCGGTACTCCTCGCCGCCGACCAGGTCGAATATCCTCCAGGGCTCGCCGCACGAGCGGCCGTGCAGCGTGTCAAAGTAGTCCCAGGATCTCATCGCCAGGCCCTCTCGGGTCGCTTGCGGCCGTCGACATCCGACAGGCCGGCGGCCTGGCCGCACAGCCACGGCGAGACGGCGTAGACGTTGATCCGCCGCTCGCGATGCAGGATCCCCAGGTGATGGTCGACGTGCTGCCGGCTCGTCCAGTGCGGGCCCGGCCGCAGATGCTCGCGGACGAGCTCGAGCGCCGGCCGCCCGAGCAGCGCGTAGGCGTGGGTCCGGTTCACGTTCCGACCGCGGACGATCCCGGGCGCGACGGCCTCGGGCTTCGCGAGGTGCTGGCCGCCGAGGTAGATCTGGTGACAGTCGGCCGGGACCGCGAGGGCCGCGAGCCGGGCCGTGAAGTCTGGCACGAACGTCGCGTCGTCCTCGAAGACCAGGAGCCGCTCAACGCCGGCTTTCCAGGCGGAGTCGATCACGTCCTGGTGAGACCGATAGCATCCCCACGCGCCGGGCGTCGTCCGCCAGTAGGCCGGCGGCGGATCGGCGGTGCCGTCGATCGCCGCGAAGGCAATCGGGCGCGGGAACGGCAGCTCGGCCGGAAGCCGCTCATAGAAGGCGGCCAGCCGGTCGGGCCTGCGGACGAGCGAGATCACGACGACGGCGTCGAACATTCGGCGGCCTCGACCTCGGCAAGACAAGCCGCGTAGCCGGCGAGGTCGACCGGCGTGTCGGCACTCTTCGCCGCTCCCTGATGGCGGGCGAGCTTGTCCAGGATCATGATCTGGGCCCAGTCGCCCACGGTCAGCGGCTGGCGGAGCTTGTCCGCGAAGATCGCGTTCACGGCCGCGACGGTCTTCGCGAAGTGTTCGCCCGGCGGCCCGTAGGTCGTGCGGCGCTGGCGGATCGTTCTGGTGGCGAGCTCGAGGAGCTGCTCGGCGGGCGTGTCGTTCACGGGGGCCTCCTGGTAGTAGCGGATCATGCGGATCGCATGGACGAGCCACGAGGCTAGGCTTCCGGACGTGCCAGTCCACGACCCCGAAAAACGCCGGGCTTCCTGCTCGGCCTGGGCCAGGTCGTCGGCATCCAGCCAGACGGCGGGCTTCATGACTGGCGGACCTTCCCGGCCGAGATCCGGAAGTTCTCCACATCGAACTCGCCGCCGTCGTGGACGGTCACGATCGCCGCCCCGTGGTTCCATCGGTTAATGCGGGCGTAGTCCGGCGTCAGGTCACACAGGCATCCGGTCGACCAGGTGAAGATCTCGTTGTGCCACATGTCGCTCTCGGCGTGACCGCTCGACCGGTGTGAGTGACCGACGAGCACCGTCGAGAGCGTCCGCAGGAACGCCCCCCGGGCCACGTTCACCGGCGCGGCCAACCCCTTCGGCAGCTCGTGCCCATGCAGGACAGGCAGCTTGCCGACCATCACCGGCCGCTGTTCGTCGACGTACTCGATGTCGTTCTCGGCCAGCTTGAGCCAGCCGGGCAGCGACATGATCGGATCGTCGGAGAGCTCGGGGGCGTGCTGCCAAATAAAATGCGTGAACCTGGCCTCGTGGTTCCCTTCCTTGAGCACGATCGGGATCCCGGGGAACCGGTCGCGGATCCAGGCTATGAAGTCCCGACAGGCCGAGAGCTCGCCCTTAAAGTCGCGTTTCGTGGGGTCCTTCATCCAGCGCGAGATCGCGTAGAAGTCGCAGATATCGCCGTTGAGCAGGAGCGCCGACAGGCCCGCGTCTTCGAGGTGGGAGACGGCCGCGGCGACCGCGATGTCGGAATGGTAGGGGACGTGAACGTCCGACAGGATCCCGACGCGGCCGGTCACGTTCATGACGTGCGGGACCCACGGCTCGGCAATCGACATCGGCATCCGCCGGACCTCACCGGCCTGGCGGGGCGGCCGCGGGTGCCGGGCCTTCTTGCGGTGGGCCTTGCCGCTCAGGCCGAGAATCATCCGGATCCTGGTCCTGGCCTGCTCGAGCGTGATCGCCCGGTTCGATTTCTCGACGAGCATCCGGGCCAGGCCGCGGGCCGGATGGTCCGGGTACTTTTGCACCAGGCGGCGAGCCGTGGCGGTGATCGCGTCGGCGGCGGGCATCCATGCCTCCGTTGTTAGTAGCCGTAACAGAACCGGCGGGCCGTCATTCCATACCGACGGATCCTTCGCTGGACTTTGTTGCCGTACTCGGTGAGCCACCGCTTCCGGGCGCTGCAGCCGCAGCCGCCGGGCCGGCCGGCCGTCCGCGTCCACCGCTCGACGCGGTCCTTCGTGATCCCGATCGCCACCAGCCACCGCTCGACCAGGGCCCCGATGTCGACTGGTTGCCAGGACGGCGGCGGTATGGGCGGATGGCAGCGGCGGTGCAGCGGCAGACGCTTGGCGACATACCCGCAGACCGTACAGGCCCGCGTCTGCGGGTCAAACGTACAGCGACTCATAGGACCTCAATCGTGAGTCCGACAAAGTCGTTTCCGCTCGGGCCTTGCCGTAGGTCGTACGACCCAGACGGGGCGCAGATCGGGGCCTCGTAGGTGTAATCGCCGAACAAGATATTGAACCCGCCGGCCGCTCCGCCGACAAAGCACGAATGGCACGGCGCTCCGGGCTCGTAGAGCGGATAGCCTGGCGGCCAGGCTTCGTAATCGTCGCGCGTTTGGGTCGCGATAGTGTCCATCCAGATCTGGACGACGACGCCTGTCTCGTCTCGGAACGCCCACCGCAGCACGTCAGCGCGTCGCGTTGCGCCAGTCTCAAAGTAGGGATAGAAGAGCTCGGCCTCCAGGACGTACTCGCCGCCCAGCGTCCCGCCGGGCCGGTTGTCGGTTACCTGGACGTTGATCTCGCGAGGGGCCGTGTCGGTCCCTCGACAGCAGATGTTGCAACTCGGGAAGCCGTTGGTCGCGTAGTCGGGATTCTGGTCGGATTCGTCGAAGTCGCCGCCCATCGAGACCGTGGCCGTCGCTCCGCCGGCCGTCGTGGCGACGAACTCGAAGGCGTCACAGTCCTCGATCGGATCCGGGCCCGT